TTTACTGAATTGAAACCAATTTATGATGTCGATCAAAACGAATCTGGAGACAATGTAGGTTACTGATATGGCATACGATCCTAGAAGAAACGCATACTTTAGACAGTTTTCGGAATTAGAGTATCCAACTCTAGCTAATGATAGAAACTCAATCTATGACTATTCAAGAGTTAAAAATATTTTCAGAAGATCTGTCATTCGTGAAGATATTCTGAATTCATATGTCACATTTGAAAAATACTCCATTCAAGGAGATGAACGACCTGATAATGTAGCAGAACTCTTTTATGGTGATTCATCTCTTGATTGGGTGATTTTAATCACTAACAATATTATAAATGTGAGAGATGATTGGCCAATGGCAAATAATGACTTATATAATTATTTGTCCGATAAGTACACAGAACAACAATTATCAAATATTCATCACTATGAGACTTTAAAGATCTTTGATGGTCAAGGTAGATTGATTCAACCAGAAGGATACTGGGTAGATCCAGACTATTCTGTGACCTTCCTTGACGGTGGTGTGTTAAAGACAGAAAGTCGTATCAAGTCAGTTTCATATCTTCAACACGAAATCGCACTTAACGATCAAAAGAGAACGATCAACGTTCTGAAACAGCAATACTTAGAAATCTTCTTGAGAGACAATAAGAACAATATGGAATACAAACCATCAGAACAATACATCAATCCAACTCTCAAGAAGACTGAAAATCCTCGTATTTTATCGCCAAAATAAAAGGGTCGCTTGAGCGACCCTGTGGCTCAAAAATGGCCAGAATTTTTTTCCGACCATTTTTGAAACTAAAAAGCGATTTTCAATCCTCAGCAAGACGAGCGAAGTAGGACAGTGCATCCTCTTCATCTTCATCAACGGTTTCAACCTTTGAGGAAAGGTTACTCAATTGAGAACGAAGGTCATCATCAAGTTCACGGGTAACAGTTTTACCAGTGCGTTCTGCTTCAAACTCTTCTTCCTCAGCAACGGTCTCGGGGTCACGATACTTGGGAACACCACGAACACCCAGAACATAATCGAGACGCTTCTTCAGGTCTTCATATGACTTGAACTGTTCGGGAGCAATCAGTTCAGCAAGGGAGTACTCCTGCTTCCAGATAGCTTCCATAGCATCATCGTCATCGAGCAGTGCAGACGGACGATCAAACTCAGAAGAGTCATAGTTCCAGTAACCTGCAACCTTCTTGATCTTCAGTTTGAAGTTAGCACCACCCCAAAAGTCGAAGGGGTTGATGGGAGTTTCATCTTCAAACTCGGGTTGCATCGATGCAGTGATCTTGTCAAAGATCTTCTTACCGAACTTGAACAGGAAGACCTTACCCTCGTTCTGGGGATTAGAAGGATCCTTCACAACATAAATGTTGGAGTAGTAAGACAGTTTACGTTTCTGTTTCCGTGCGACTTCTTTGTCAGCATCAATACCAGAGTTCCACAGTTGAGAGTTATATTCGGACACGGGATCTTTACCACCAATAGTGGTCAAAGAATTTTCGATATACCAACCACCAGGACCTTGGAAAGCGTGAGTGTAGAGTTTAGCCCAAGGAAGTTCCTCACCTTCGGGTGCAGGGAGAAAACGAATCACGGCATAACCGTTACCCGCCTTATCAACTTCTGGTTTCCACAGACGGTCATCAGCACCGCCACCAGTTTTGTTCATCTTCTCAACCTGCTGCACCAGTTTTGCAGTCAGAGAACCGAGAGAGGATTGTTTCTTAAGATTGGAGAAAGACATAAGATTGTTTCGGATTTGGCTTTTGTGTTGAACACCCCCTTATGATACTAGGTATCGTCAGGGGTGTCAAGCTGTTCTTCTTTGAGTTTTTGGAGGGTCTGACGCATATCTGAGAACACCTGTTCGACGGATGCACTGGGAGGTAAACCAAGCAGGCAAAGGGATTGTTTCATATCTTCTACTATCTCTTGAGCCTTCGGATCATCTGACAGTTTCATCCGAAGGTACATTAATTGTTGTTTCTCTAATAATTCTTCTAAGAGGACAAGTTGTTCTTTCTGTTGTTCTTCTGTCAGGAAGCTGAACCGCATAAATCCTTTCTGCAATTCAACTTGTAGGCCTTGTATCTCTTCCAAACCTTCTCTGACAAATTCAGATTTAAAGAAGTCACTCATTGCATTACTATCCCTCTTAGAGTTGTTTTGTATCTATCAATGTCAATACTATTTAACAAGAATGGTTTATACTTGTCAACCTTGAGACTGACGGTTTTCCACACGAAATCGTCCAGTTTCTTATCAAACTGTTTCTTGTATCCAACTATCGCATCAAGAATAATCAATGATTCTACTGATATATTCTTTCTGAGATGTTCTTTGACAAGTGTAGGATGTCTACCATTTTCACATTCAAACACCGAGTTGAAATCTATTCCATCTAAGAGTTGTTCCATTTCTTGACGAAATAAGTAACTCATACTCTGGACTTTCTTTTGCCAGGTTTTGTACTTTTCATCACCAGTTTGAATGATCTCACCTATCCACATTCTCTGTGGATCATCACATTGTGAAAAGATAGCTGTAAAGTAGTCAACTATTTCATCATCTTTTTTCTGACGAGACATCTTCTCAAAGAAATATCTGTCTCGTCTCTTATTAAAAGAGGCGACAGACGCATTGGTCTTGCCGCCATATTTGAAATAATCGAATGTATCTTTTGTGAAATGATTTTTGAATGCTAGGTAAGTTTTATAGCAATCAAATGCAGTCATAACGGAAGTCGAGCGCGAGAAGTTTTTTTCAAAAAGTTGAGTTCCATAGCTTCCCACTTCAGTTTTTCTTTCAGTGGTTTTGAAACAAGTTTGGGAACTGATTCAATATCAATGTTGTTCTTTTCGCAATAATAAACTATCGCATCAATGTAACTCACTTTGTCTCTAGAGACAATGCGTTCGATGTCTTGTGCAAAACGGGATGAACACAAGAACTTTTCTTCTAAGGCTTTGTTGATGTCATCCATTAACCACCATTCGGTTTTCGACAAACTCTTTAACATACTTCACCAGCAATTTAATGTAGTCACCTTTGTTTCTTTTATCATAAACGTGAACTTCACCACCAGGTGTGACCATAATAGTGATGAGTTTCTTGACAGGAATACCAGTCAGTTCGTAGTACATACAAGCGTATGCAGTTTCCTGAACAAAGTATTGTTGAATCCAATCTTCAGGTTTGATTTTTTTTGATGTCTTGAAGTCAATAACTGCAAGTTCACCATCATACTCAGCAATGCAGTCTACACGGCCAGCCAAACCAAGATATTCAGAATAAAGAGTGCGTTCAATAGCGTGAATGGTTCCTATCTTATCAAGATAGGGTTTTGCACTGTGAAACATATAACGAGTTCCAGGGAGATAGTCATCCCAGTTCAACTCTTTGTTCTCAAGATAAGCTTGTGCGACTTCGTGGAAGTCTGTACCTCTTGTTGTTGCTTCCTTAGTAACTCGATTGGCCTCCTGTTCACCTACCCGTTGTCTCCACTTTAAGAATACATCTCTGTTGTAGAAACTGGTGACTGAGGTAATAGAAGGAACCCAGTCGCCATTGGGTAGTTTATATAGGCGAACTCCATCGACCTCTTTTTTATCGAGTTCGAGATCACCAAGGTAATTTTCAACAACAAACATCACAGATTCAAGGCAAGTTTTTTAATAATGTACTCTTTGACAAGACCAGAACGAACAATATCTTCGACACCAAATTCTACCATTTGGAAAGATTTATCCATCTGTTGAATGATCTTCATAAAATCAAGAATACCATTCTTCTCGTAGGTTTTCTGCAGGTCAGTTTGAGTTGCATCACCACAGAAAATAATCTTACAGTCTTCACCAACACGAGTGATAATGGAGTCAAGTTCGTGGAAGTTAAGGTTCTGTGACTCATCAATCAGAATAATAGCTCTGTCGATAGTCGTACCACGAATGAATGACGTTGACCAGAACTTGATGGTCTCCTGTTGTTTCAGGTTTCCATACAACATTTCAAAATCAGCATCACTGGGCATCTCAAACATATATTTTACCATATTCTTATATGGAATCTGGTAAAGAGATGATTTGTCTTCGTGATCTCCAGGAAGGAAACCAATCTCTCTTGTTGAAACAAGAGATCGGACAATGTAAACCTTATCATAAGGACTTCTTTCGTCAAGAACATCCCTCAATGCAAGATAGAGAGCAACAAAGGTCTTACCAGTACCAGCAGCTCCATATGCAAAGATGTTCTTACCTTCCTTGTAAGAATCAAAGAAAATCTTTTGATTGTCTGTAATAGGTTCAATCTTGTTGAGAAGATCCGTATTGATCGGTTTCTTTCTCTTCATTTGTTTTGAAGTCATACCAACACCGATGTGTGAGTCCGTTCTTTTTCTTGCCATTAGTGATTGATTTTAGTAACACGGGAACCAGGAGCTTTGGATGCCTTATGTAAGACATCGTTCCAGCCAGGATTGCGAGTGATAAGTTTATCTTTCCACTCACCAATCTCTGCGCAGTTAGGTGCAGTGGAGGGATCAGACCAGTCTCGATGCCAGTCTGGGTTCTCTTTACACCACGCATCCCATTCGTGAATACTCATAGAGACTTCTTTTTGTTCACCAGTCTCCTTATTAATTACGGGGTATACAGCCATACGTTCAAATAATTATAGATGTATTTAGACCCACTCAAGGGCTTCTGCAACAGTTGGGAACTGTTCTTTGAATACCTCTCTACATTGCAGAGCGATATCCATATGTTCCTTCTGAGTTCCATTAGCTGAACGCAGATTGATATAATGAATCCAAGAACGACAAGAACCAGTCATATAGATGCGAGTCGGAGTCGCAAGAGGCAACACAAAACGAGCGCATTCTTTTGCAACACCATTCTCAATCAAATGGTTATAGAGAGACATACCTTGTTCAAAGTATGTTGCGATTTGTTTTTGTGAAAGCTCTACAAATGCAGGGTCAAGATCATCAACAGAGTTCTGACGATTCTTAGTATCCTGACGGCGCAACTCGGGAACTGGAATAGTATTATCCAAAAGGTTTGCATCAGCATACCGTTGCGAAAACTCTTGGAAGGTGAAAGAACGATGACGTAAAACTTGTGCTGCGATACCACGAGTGGTTTCGATCTCCAACGTCATTGTAGCCTGTTCAAACACACTCCAGTGGTTGTGTTTGATGCAGTAACGTAGAAGACCAGCATAGTTCTCATTCTCCTGATTAGAGGGGTTAGAGACCCTGGCAATGTACGCCATAGTCTTTTCTGCATCAGGGGTGATACTGATGAGTTTTACATTAGTCTGGGTAGCCATCGTCATCGTCATAAAATACTTCGTCGTAATCGGTTAGATAAGGTGCAACATCTTCGTAACTTGTTTTGTATGCATTCACATCAGAATAAACTTCAGACTTGAGTGCATCGACCAAGGACTCTAGGTTTCTTACGATGAGTTTAAGTTTCTCTCTGTCCATAGTTTGTTACCTCCTGATTCATTTTACATAAAAAAAGAGAGGGCGTCAACCCTCTCCGTATTCCTTGAGTAAATTTGAAATAATTTTTTCATCACCACTTAGGTTTTGAATTTCATAGAAGTTAGTCTTCATATACTTCTTCAATTTTTTATATTCTTTGGTAAGTTTATTAACTTCATCCAAGTTAATACGGATGCCTTTCTTTTTATCCTTACCATCAAAACCAAAACCAATACTCATCGACGTTTCTTCTTAGTTTCAGGTGGTTTGTTGCCCCAAAGTTTGGGATTTACAGTTCCAGGGCCAAATTGAATACTGATGAGGGAACCAGATCCAAACTTATCATAGTACATATCAAAGATGTTTACTTTTTTACTTGAACGTACAAGATCTTTTTGGATATTTCCCTCAGCGTTTTTGTAGATAACAAGATACGCATCAAGTGGGTAAGATTTATCATTCAGTTCAATAGGCCCACAGTTCTCAACTAAGAGTTCTGTGCTGTATTTGTTTTTGAGATTACTTTTCTCCTGGGGTGTCCAGTATACTTCATCCATTGTTTCTATTGAAGTTGTCGTGGTCATATCAACCTCCCCTGTTGCCCCACTCAATGTCAGGGAAGGCTTGTTCGACAAGTTCCCGAGTCAGTTTGTATTTGGTTGCGAGTTTTTTATCTTTGACCAGACAAACAATTTCAGCTTCATCTGGATGCAAACCTTCAAGAAGTTGAAGGAAAAGTTGTTCTCGTTTTACAGGTCGAAGGAAATCATTTCCACCCTTCACAAAATTGTAAAGGACTTTCCATTCGTGTGCAAGATAGGTGTGTTCTGTCCCTGCAGGGGCTTCGTTCCTTGTATATGGAACTTCCCCTTCTGGAAGGACAGATACAACAGAGTCATCAAAGTTCCAGATAAGAACGGCTTTGAGATGCAAAGATTCGTTCTCTTTCAGAACTTCTACCTTCTTGGCTTTTGTTCGTTGTTTAGATACTTTGTCTAGAACTTCACTCAACAGAGGGTTGCTGGGCAACCGTGCTTCACCAAGTTCAGGATGTACTTCAGCAGTTGGCATAATAACCTCGTTAACTATTCGTCTTCTAGTTCTTCATCATCATAGAGAAAATCAGAGTTTTCAAATCTAAAAGCAATGACCTCATCGGGGATGACATTACCTCTATCATCAAACATCTCTGGATGCATTTGGGGAACTTCTGACTTTTGAATTTGTTCTTTCCATAACCATCCAATTATACCACCAACACATAGAAAAAGCACGGAAATCAACGTGCAGACTGTGAGTGTGAGTGCTAACATCTTACTTTCCCCTGAGAGTTATATTTTGTTTTCTTGTGTAAAAAGAAAACTCAAAATAGATGTGAAACTCTCGTTTTAGGAGAGACACCATCTTACCAAAACAAATTTTGAATGCTTTGGGTTGTTCTGGTTTCCTCCTATTATACAACATTAGTTCAACGCCTCTATTTATTGCGAGTTTTCTTCCTCCCCCTTCTCTTGTCTTTTTCATACCTCGAAGCATCCTCAAGAATACCACACAAATAGTTCCTTATCTTTCTAGCTTCTGGTTTAGAAATATGACCATAAGCTTCACGAAGTTGTTTATGCATATCATCAGGGCCACCAACCAAGTATTCATCTAAGTCATTAATAATACTGCCCAAGTTGGAAGCAGTTGCACTGGCAATGAAGGAACGAACTTGATCTCTAGTCGCTCCAACAACTCTCAAATATTCGTAAAAGTTAAGGACGAATTTGTGACTCTCAAATGCATAATCAATGGCTTGTTCAATAACCGAGTTGATATCTTCCATTAGACTAGATTGTTCTCCTTCAGATATTCTACGGTATCCATACACCCACCCAGATGTTTGTCATCGACAATGACCTGAGGGAATGTGGAACCTCTACCGAACTCACTATAGAATTGTTCTTTGTCAAAGTCAACCCCTAGTTTGTATACCTTATGTTGTAGGTCTGCAAATTCTAATACCTGAACAACCTTGGTGCAATAGGGGCAACCGTCTTTCGAATAAACAGTAAAGTTCATTGTTTCTCCTCTGTTTGATATTTTTTGGCACAAGCTCCCCGAGCCCAAGCACGGGATAAACTATTTACATAAGAACAAGCTTTATCTTTTTGTCCACAGTAAGGACATACGGAATCGGGTGGATCTCCAAGATAACCGTCAGGAGTGTACATCCTCTTCTTCTTTTGATTCTCTGATTGTTTTCTTTTCCTGTGGTTCATATCTAAAAAGTTGAGGCCAAGTGTCTTGGATAATTTCGCGGAGTTTGTAAGGTGTGTCTGAGTTTATCATTAGATAAAAAAAGAGACCCCTTTGGGTCTCCTATTGTACCACATATTTAGAGTGCATTTCCTCTGGGGAGCACTTCTTCTGGAAATACGAAATTTTCGTGTGGTTGGTCTACTGGAGCCATCCAGGCACGGAGACCTTCATTCAAGAGAATGTTCTTGGTGTAGAAAGTTTCAAACTCTGGATCTTCTGCAGCTCTAATTTCCTGAGATACGAAATCATATGCTCGTAAGTTAAGTGCAAGCCCAATAATACCGATACTACTAGTCCACAATCCCATAACGGGGACAAAAAGCATAAAGAAATGCAACCAACGTTTATTACTAAAAGCAATACCAAAAATTTGCGACCAAAATCTATTAGCCGTAACCATAGAATAAGTCTCTTCTTCTTGAGTTGGTTCAAAAGCTTTGAACGTATTCGCTTGATCACTGTCTTCAAAGAGGGTGTTCTCAACTGTTGCTCCATGGATTGCACAAAGTAATGCTCCTCCCAGTATACCAGCAACTCCCATCATATGGAAGGGGTTGAGTGTCCAGTTGTGGAAACCCTGAAGGAACAAAAGGAACCTGAAGATTGCAGCAACACCAAACGAGGGTGCGAAGAACCAACTAGATTGACCTAGAGGATACATCAGGAACACGCTGACGAACACAGCGATAGGACCAGAGAAAGCAATAGCATTGTAAGGACGAATGCCTACAAGACGAGCAATCTCAAACTGCCGCAACATAAAACCTATAAGGGCAAAGGCTCCGTGGAGCGCCACAAAAGTCCAGAGTCCCCCAAGTTGGCACCACCTGACGAAATCCCCCTGAGACTCAGGACCCCAAAGTAGAAGAAGAGAA